CAGAAAACCCACTTAATGCATAAGTAGAATCTCGCGTGTTCAGCAGTTCATATTCCCACGGAGATTCACCGTCAACAAAAGTGACTGTTTGGTGTGCGGATGTACTTGTTGTTTTATGTACATTATATCCAGCTCCATCCGCACTAGAACTGGTTCCGTCATTGTTATTATTATTTACATTTTCAGTGAGCTATTTATTTACATACGGTGGGGTACACTGCTCAGTGTTCCTCCCGCAACAATATTTACTGGGCCGACGAAACCTCCCGTAAATACGGGTACCCTTAGGGAAGGGTGTCTACAAGTACAAAGCTATGCATAAACACGTAAAAATATGTAAAACATGAAATATGTAGTAATCCATATATACAGGGCTATTTTAAACTTATAACCACGAATAGCTCCGGGGTGTGGATGCATTTAAAGTCTGCCCAAGACTGGCGGGGATTTAACGTTTCCCCAAAACGGGAATGAGTTTTACGTCATCCCAGGACGGGAGAAATTTTAACGTCTTCTCTTGACGGTCCGCATTATAGTTCTCTTCTTCCTCTGAACGATACCCATTTCGGACCACGTCGGTATTCGCAATTCCCCGCACATTGCAGGACTCATAAGAAACATGGCAAATCGCAACACACCCGGACCAAAGTATGTGTAAAACCACAACTTGAAAAACCAAAACGCTAAAAATTTCCACTGTAAATTTTGCATGACCAAGAAATAAATCCATCCGGTTTTTGGAAAACCCCATTTGAATTCAATTTTGTTCATAATGAGCATAATCCACAACGCAAGATACAAATAGAAATTTAATGTGAGATCTCCCAGAATATACTCCCAGGAGTAGAACATGTCGTAAAAAGAACCACGACAATGATCTACTAAGGACGGCATGTGAAATCCTTCATAAACCTGTTCAATGGAAGGATCACTCCCACATTGCTGAATATAATCCTCAGCACTGAATCCCACAGTCTCAACATAGTCATCTTCCAAATCATAATCCTCGCAATACTTAGCGCGAAAATATCGCAACCGATCCTCATAAGTCTCAGTCAACATAGAACACGATTTCTCTAGCTCATGAATTTTGGCCACTTCTTTCATTTGCTCCCTACGCATTTCGTATTTGTCACGTCCGTGTTGCCACCATTCACGCAACGCTCCGTCAATGTTTGATATGGCTTGGTCTTCGAGCGACACCACCTTTGATTCTAAAACAGTATGCAGTGACTTAAATATGGACTCTTCGTCTAAGGCTCCATGAATCAAGCCAGTATCTTTATTAAATACATTTTTCCGTTTCAGAAAATCCGCGTCGGCGTCATGCATGAAGGGAGTGGGAGTTGACTCTTTATCTGGCATTGTAAAAACCATGTCTCGCTCTCGCAAAAATTGTGCAAAAGATAAATGATTAAACCAGTCATACCCAGATCGTACAGAGCTTTTTAAGTCATCTCCATAAGTCATAGCTGAACAATTACGTCGGAAAGGCTCAGGTTTACGTTCATATGGCCACAAATGAAAGTACGCACAACGCATCAACAGTGAATTCACTATGCAATTAATATACACAGTTAAATTGTGTCCAGATGGATTGGAACCACACATTACCACTATATCGCCATTATATGCCGTAATGCTATACGCAATCTCAGTCGCTAAACCCTTCATGACTTTAATGTCCCTATCTGTATACTGCCCACAGATTTCGGCAATGGTTATTAGTATATCAAATGCGGCAAAAATTAGCTGTGCAGCCATTCGCAAATCATATTTCTCATGGTCTCCAGCCAAAATTCTGTCAATTCCAAATTTCATAATGTGTTTAGCTAACAAGTCCCACTCAGGTCCTTGAGCATTAACGCCGACTGCACACTCAGATTCGATAGGAAACAAAGACAATAAACGCACAACAGGTAAGAAATATTTCCTTATGAGCAA